CTGGGGGTAGTGGTACAGATAATTTACTTAAACTTGCAATAGCCATTTAATATGCTCCTTGTTCTATGTTATTTACCATTCCCATTAACCCTTCGCTGTCTGGCCAAAATTGCCTGACTTGATTGCGCCAGTGTTTAATAGTCTAACTGGAATGTAAATGAATTCGACTGCTTTAACTGGTTCAACTGCGATATCAACCCATAGTTCTGAACGGTCGATTCTTGCCGCTGTGTTGTTGCTTGTGTCACATACAACGATATAGTCGTATAGAGCACGTTGACCAACTAACTCTAACAAGAAACTTTCAACTGCATTCTTAACTTCATTGCGTGTAATTTGATCGTTTGGTTCGAACAAGTATGGACGAACAATAATATCTAATTGACGACGTAAGTAAGCTACTAATCTAGATACGTTAATACGATCTACAGCACTTGTTGAATTGCTACGAGTATAGTTACCAAAGTTTAATATACCTGAACCGTTCAATGTTGCGATTGGATTAATTCTAACAGTTTGCAATGCCATTGTATCGCGGATGCCTTGTGGTAGTGCCGCTGGTACAAATTCACCTGTTGTAGAATTAATATAACCAACTGAAGATGCATTATCAACAACACCACGTCTTACACCTGCTGGTGCAAACCATTGGTAGCTAACAGCATCACTATTGATAAATGTGCGTAACATCATGTGGCTTGGCGGAACAACAATATAGTTGCCTGTATTATCGTTTGTATAACCGCTTGGATAGAACATAGCTGTATAATCATCACGTGTTACTGCGCCTGCTTCTCCGTTGTCTAGAGCCGAAGTACTTCCGCCCCATGCTTGGATTGCAGTAGCGTTAGCTGGCAAGCGGAAAGGTGTATCACCAATTACGAATGCTGTCTGCGCACGGTCATGATTTAGACCAACCATATTTTGAATAGTTTCTGGATATCCTGGGCAAGCCATCAAGTTGAATACTAAAGTATCTGTATCTCTTATAGAGCTGTTAGTGTCAATCATTGATTTCAATGCCTTAACAACATAACCACGTTGTGCTAGGCGACCAAATGTGCCTACGTTGTGGTCGTTGTTTGGACTTACTGAAACCCAACGAGCTGGATTGTAAGCTGTAGTTGAGTTAGATCCATTCATCGGATCACCAGTACGGATATTAACACCATTGTTTGAATTGATGTTGATGTAACCGGCTTGATATTGTTTTACATTGTAGCCAGAACGACGTAGGTTCCATAGGCGTGTACCACGTGGATATAAACCTGGATCTGGTGCATCTGGATCAACAAAATCGCTGGCTAATAGTTGAGGAATAGTTGATGCAGTTTCTGAGTAACCATTGGTTGCCCAACGTGCATCGTGGAATACCCAACCATTTGGACTTGTATGATCTGTAGGATCTTGTTGAATCCACTTTAGTGTGTTACCGTTATAAACATAAATGTTCTGACCGTATAGATCCATGTTACCTGTTTGAATCCAAATATCACCGTTTTCTAATTTATGACCAGTGCTTTGTGTAACAGGTTGTGTTACTGATACTATAGGACCTGCAGGATCTGAATCTGGGAATGCATTTTTGTAACCTACCCACTTCTGACCATTGTGGTACATGATATCAACTTGATTGAATACATTGCTAAACCATAATGTGCCATCTGCTGGACTTGTTGTAGGTGCAGTTGTTGATGGGGTATAAACTAATGGAGCCCAATTGCTGGCTTTGTGTGTATATCCATCGACTTCTTTAGTACCTGCGGCATAGAAGTTTGTGCTTCCTGTCCATGTATCTGAAACAGAGTTAAATGTATATGGTGTGAAACCTGCTGATCCTAAGATATTGCCTGGATCTTTAAACTTGATTTCTCCACCCGCTTTGTGTGTTATAGAAATAGTACCATCACCATTCAATGACGCAGATGTGTAAGCCAATGTGCCACCAGCGGCATTGATCTGAAGAACTAATTGTGTTAGTGTTGTTCCAGATAATGTAATAGCTACTTCGTTAGTTAAGTTGCTAGAACCAGGAATGCTTTCCTTGATTGTTAGCACAGAACCATTAGGTAGTGTTGGTGGATTAGCTTGAGAAGTACTTGTAATTACTGTAGGTGCAACAGCAGAACGTCTCCAAATGCGGAAGTCTGCAAATGATGCAAAGTTACTTGAAGTTGTTGCTGTACCATTACCGTGGTTAAAGTTGCTTTCGACAAATAGTGTACCAACAGCAATATTGGCACCACCACCAGCAAGATCTAGATCATAAATTGCGTGTGCGGCATCTGGGTAGATAGAAGCGGCAATTTGTGTAAATGCTTGAGAAGATGCGCTGTACTGTTTGACTATCCAGCTTGCTCCGGAGTCAGGGCTTGTTGTTTTAACATAAACAGATCCGCTTGGCTTAGTGCCGAAATCAGGATACTGTGTATGTGGTCCAAGGAATAATGATGGAGCATAGTAAGTCTTAGCGGCCAGTCCTAGTGCGGCGATAGTAGATACTGTACCACCAATAGTGATCTGACCAGGGTTGGCATCTGAATAGATGTCTAATTGATTGCTTGTGTTAACTTTAGCACCGATACCACTTGTGTGTAGTGTTGAGTTAATGCTTTGTGCGATTGTAACTGCTGTGCTTGCTGTACTTACAGCGATAGTACTACCGTTAATGATCAAAGAACCACTTGCTTGTGCAAAATTTGGGTTAGCAGTAACACCAGGTACTGTTGGATAACTTGTTGCCCAAGTAGTAGATCTGAATGTGCTTACGTTAGCGTTTGTGGTGAAGTTTGTTTCACCAGATGAACCTACGTGTACCCAATTACCGTCTTGGTTTTTGTATTGCACTTCGTTCGTGTTGCCTAAATCTGTAGTAATAGCATAAGCGCCAACTGCTCCAAAACTTGGAGCAATAGTAACACCGTCACCATTGACAGTTGCAATACCTTGATTTGACGAGTCGATTACTGTAAGACTTTGTGCGCTGAATGACTGTGAAACTGCGTCCCACTCAAAAATACCAAACTTAGTATTTGATGTATCTAACCAATATGTGCCGCCTGCTGGTGAGCCAGAAGGGGCTGTGCTTGTTCCTACTAATTGTCCTAGGTCAACGTCAGCACGAGCGACAAATACTCTAGAGCTTACACCTAATACTGAATACGCGGCTTGTAGACCGTATTCATTTCGCTCACCACCGTTTACTGGATTGTTGCTTGAATCGACTTCGAAATATGGTGTACCAAATGTGTCGGTAAGATCACGTTGGCTTGTAATGGTCCATACTTGACCTTTGTACTGACTTGTAGTACCAGCGGCTGTGCCAGTACCTGATGAATTTTTCTTGTTAGCGGCAGTAGCGATAAAGATTAGAGGCACTGTTCCTGGTGCCGCTGGGGTGTAAAAACTTTCGTTAACTATGCTTACTGATACGCCTGGTGAATTTAATGTTGCCATTCTGTGCATCTCCCATGTAATGGTTTGTTCATCAGTATTTAGCGGTTGTACCAAAAAATACTTGGTTAAATACCTATGGAAAGGGCACGAAAAAGGGCGGGTATGATTAGATCTTTATGCAAAACATGCGGTAAACGACCAGTTGCAATTAATTATCATAAAGAGGGTAGAACATTCTACAGGGCAACCTGCGACCACTGTGCTAGAGATAGAAAACCCGGTCTTACCAAGTGGCAGTTAGCCGGTTACAAGAAAAAGGATTCATGCGATAGATGTAATTTTACCAGCAAGTATCCTGATCAATTTGATGTGTATTTTGTAGACGGTAATCTAGATAATTGCCGTCCGGCAAATTTAAAAACTGTATGTGCCAACTGTCAGCGATTATTACATCAACTCAAGCTACCTTGGAAACGGGGAGATCTCCGACCAGACTTTTAACTTGATCGTACAGATCATCGATGCTACCATTATTATCTAGTATGGCATCAAACTTAGTTCCAACCCATGCAGTTTCTGAAGCGTGGATTTTTAATGTTTCTAGTTTTTGCTTGCTTAATGACCAGCTCGTATTGCCATCTGGTCCGTGATTTACACTAACTGCGGCATCGTACCATTCTGGCTCTGGTCCACGCACAACACGCACTACAATTCCGCCCGCATCTTTGATTGATTTAATTTCGTTAGGAAAACGGCAGTCTGAAATAACGATATCGTCTTTGCTTGTTCGGAGTTTATTTTCAAGAGCGGCAATCCAGATATCATCATGGAAGGCTTTACGGCATACTTCTGTACCCCAGTATTGTAATACCCAGCGTGGAGTAAGATTGGGCATACCTAGACGTTCTGCCCACCACGGATCTACTTGTTCGCGCCATTCACGGGCTGTTTTTGTGCGCCCTTCTAGCATTGTGCGGTCCCAGCCAAACACCTGTGCCACAGCGTCTTTAAGGCTGTTAGCAAAACTTTCTCTTCTGAATTCGTGGAAATTTGTTAGATAGTCGGCAATAGTATCTTTGCCCGAACCAATGAAACCGCACACACCTATAATCATAGTATCTCCTAATCGATACTATATTTTATTACATTGTGATTACAAGGTCAATCTTTTTTGGTTCTTTTGGTGGTCTTTTTTGAGTTCCAGTTTGATACTGGACTTACTTTTTGTGTATCGCTGGGCTCGTTGCTACCGCGTGGTGTTAGACGGATTTTTTGAGCGCCAAATATTTTACTGGTACTATCGATAATAATATCATCTGTATCAGTGTAGCCAATGGTGACTAATTTTTGTCCTGTAGGACCTGCTGGCTCCATTGGAAAATCTGGCATACCTGCTAATGCCACACCCCAACGATATGCTTCATAGCCACTGCTGTTGTCTAGATCTGGAAAATAATGAGCATTAGGAATCGCTGTTACCTGATCCGGTGATAATGTTTTAGAACCACCGACGCTTTCTAATAAATCTCTAATTTTCATATTATCCTCTTACGAACCACATTGGGGTTTCACCTGTTTCGCTATTTCTAATAGCTAATTCTAATTTTTCAATTTCTTCTTTACCAGCGGAAATTAACGCATCACCGTTCAGACTTGTGCCGCCCTGTGGTCCTGCGATCTGATTAAACTTACTACGAGCTTCACCTAGTATGATCTTGCAAGTTGCTAGAGTATAGTCTTTAATCCAAATACCTGCGTATGGATCTTTTACAAGATCAAAATCTGGTCTATGATTATTGACCCATAACATTAATGTTTCTTGTCCTCTAGGACGTTGCATTAGTGTTAGTTTTTTATTAGAAGGATTGAAACGAAAGTTGATAAAACTACCAAACATTTTACCCACTAAATTCTGATAACTTGCAAATGCAAAATATGTTGCTAATCCGCCCATGTTACTAGAACTTAACAAATATGTATTTGTATAGGCCAAGTTAAAGGGTTCAAATAATGTACCTGTATCTCCACCACCTGTTCTGCTACCAATGCTTCTGCGGAATACTTCGCGCACACTCATAATTTCAGGTGCTAACTGATATTCGTTAACATCTTGATCTACTGTTATAAAAGCATAGCTTTCTTCAACAGAATTTGCACTACGCTGACGATATACAGCAAGGGCACGATCGATAGCTGTTTGATAATTAGATGGTTCTAATTCAACATCGACCATACCGCCACCTAGCATATTGGCAACGTAATCTATAATTTCTTGACGGGCATCAGTTGTATCACTCATGCTTATATTTAGTTAAATACACTACTATGCCAAGACTATCTCTATACCGCCCCGAAAAGGGCAATGATTTCAAGTTTTTTGACCGCTTGATTAATGAACAATTTCAGGTGGGCGGAACTGACATCTACATACACAAATATGCTGGCCCTGTTGCTCCCGAAACAGAAGCATCTCCAGCACAACCTACAAATGCTCAGTACGATCCCGTACTAGGTATACAAGATTTGCTGTTAATGGAAAACAGAGATCGTCACTACGAGCCAAACGTTTATATTGGACGTGCAATTTATACCATGCAAGATTTGGATTTTAACCTAAGTCAATTTGGTTTATTTTTAACCAACGACAATGTTATGATTCATGTACACCTGCGTACTATCGTTGAATTGTTGGGCAGAAAACCGGTGTCGGGCGATGTTCTAGAATTGCCGCATCTGAAAGACGAATATGCTCTAGGTGACGCCTCTATTGCATTAAAAAGATTCTACGTTGTACAGGATGTAACTCGTCCTTCAACAGGATTTAGTCCTACATGGTATCCGCATTTATTAAGATTAAAATGCGCTCCTATGGTTAACAGTCAAGAATATGCAGAAATACTTAAACAAGAACAGTACGATAGTCAAGGAAATCCTGCAGGGACATTAGAGGAATTAAACACAACATTTAATATTGCCCAAGCGATCAACGATGCTATTATAGCGCAAGCAGAAGCTGATTTACCAATGAGTGGATACGACACTACACCTTATTATGTTGTTCCTCTAAACGAACAAGGGCAAGTCAACGTAGAAGATGTTAGTGATACAAACATTGACGTAACTGCCGAGGGAACTATCGACGCTTCTGTTGTGCTTAGAACTCCTGAGCACGAATACTACTTGGGATACAACACAGGTAGTACTGTTCCACCTAACGGTGCGCCCTATACGTTCGGCATCAACTGGCCTAGCAATCCTATATTAGGCCAATTCCACTTACGAACAGATTATTTTCCAAATAGACTTTTTAGATACGATGGATCCTATTGGCTCAAGTTTGAAGATAATGTAAGAATGGAAGTAACCAATACTCCCAAAGATGGAAATATGACTACTCCAAATAGCCAAACACGCCAGACAGAAGTTACCAGTTTTATTAACAATTCAAATACATCCACTATCGGTACTAAGGTTATACAAGAACGTCAAGCACTAAGTAAAGCACTACGAATAAAGGCGGACAATTAAGATGGAGTATTTCTACGACGGGCAGATAAGACGCTACCTAACACAGTTCATGCGTCTAATGAGCAATTTCAGTTATAGTGACAATAAAGGTAATCTAACCAGAGTACCTGTGCGCTATGGCGATATGAATCGACAGGTTGCGCAGATACTGGCAAAGAACAGCGAAAACACAATGCCGACTGCTCCTCTTATTGGGTGCTATATTAAAAACCTAGAGGTTGCACGTACTCGATTACAAGAACCTACGCATATCAGCAAAGTGCATGTCAAAGAAAGAGACTCGTGGTATAATCCTGCTACAGGACAAGAAGAATTTTTAAATGTAGAGGGTGAAAATTATACTGTAGAACGTCTAATGCCTGTACCTTACGATTTAACATTTCAAGCAGATATATGGACTACTAATACAGATCAAAAATTACAGCTGATTGAGCAGATGTTGGTGTTATTCCGTCCTAGCCTAGAACTACAAACAACAGACAACTACTTAGATTGGACCAGTCTAAGCACCTTAGAATTAACAGAGATGACATTTAGTAGTCGTCAGATTCCCCAAGGTACAGAACAAGACATTGACATAGCTACGCTACAGTTCTTAACTCCGATATGGTTAACAACTCCTGCTAAAGTTAAACAGATGGGCATTATTACAAATATCATTACGTCTATATTTGTTGAACCCGAAGGTACGCTAGAGTCTGGGGAATATCACACTTATACTGAAACTGATTTCTTTGGTGGGCGTACTGCTACCGCTGTCGACGGAACTACTTTAGGAAATCTAGGAGTACTGATCATTGATGGTACAGCGAAATTGTTAGCTCAGGCCGAAGGAGTTTCAAATGATGAAGTTCCTTACAAATATGGCACGAACATAAGTTGGTTGCGAATACTCGATCAATATCCGGGAAAGTTCCAAGCGGGATTAAGCCAAATTAGATTATTGAAACCGTCAGGGACTGAAATTATCGCACGTATTAGTCTAGATCCTGCAGATGAATCTATCATGCACTTAGATTATGACGTCGACACTATTCCTGCCGATACACAAGTTCCTCCTAATAGTGGTAAAACTTATATTGATGCGATAATAGATCCAACAACATTTGATCCTATTAGTCCTGTTGCAGGAATCCGTTATTTGATTCTAGAAGATATCAATACAGATTCTAGATTAACACAGGCAATAGCCGAAGATCAAGCGGCGGCCGCATGGAGAAATACTGACGGAACATACTTAGTAGCTCATGCTAATGATATTATTACATGGAATGGAATAATATGGTCTGTGATATTCAATTCGCAAGCAGTTACCGATCTCACCTATATAACTAACATTAGAACCGGCATACAATATGTATGGGACGGAGAAATGTGGGCTAAGAGCTTTGAAGGTGAATACAGATCAGGTAACTGGCGATTATTTTTATGAACGATATAATTTGTAGTGGTGGTATATTTTTTGCAAAAGATACTAAGAGATTTTTATTCTTATTACGCAATCAAGGCAAGACTGCTGGAACATGGGGAATAGTAGGCGGAAAGAATGAACCGCTAGATACTGCTCCTATCAATACACTAAAAAGAGAAATAACAGAAGAAGTCGGTTTCTTACCAGAAGTCGATAAGTTCATTCCTTTAGAATTATTTACAAGTAAGGATGAAGGATTTCACTACCATACATATTTGTTAGTAGTTAAGGAAGAGTTTATTCCAAAACTCAACGAAGAACATGTTGGATATGCTTGGTGTGATCAAGAGCATTGGCCAAAACCTCTACATAATGGTGTGCGTGTTACCCTCAACAATAAAATTATCAAAGCTAAAATAGATACGATAATCGATATCTTAGCTTGATTTTCTTACTACTAATAGATAAAATCCATTCCACCAGGCAGTTAGATCTTCTTGATCATTTAAAATAACTTTAGAATATACTACATCAAGTCCGGCCGCTTTGATACCTGCATCGGTACCAGCAACTACACCATCCCAGTTAGCATCGTCGACTAACACAAATGCTTCGTCGGCAAATACTTTAGAAAAATATTTAATAGCCTTGGCAGTAGTTGCCGGATCGTGTGGGCCGTCATAGAAGAAAAAATCAACTGGTTCAATTTCGTCTAGATTAACGTCAAACATGTCTGATTCATATACAATGACTCTGTTGTCACCTTTGAAGCGTTTTATGTTTGTGATAAAATCTTCTTTATTATTTGTTGGCATTTCAAAGATTCCGTTATCGGGCTGATAAGTATCTTTCCATGTGTCTATACAAATAACTTCTAAAGAGTTATCTTTAAGAGCCGCACAAGCAGTTGCGCCTAGCGCACTACCTACTTCTAAATAGCGTGTAGAATTTTTAGCTAACTTGTTGATAAGACTTTCCATTTTCCAGCTGGTTAGCCCCGGCACATCGATTTTGAGCATATCAATAGAGCTATTCATTACGCTGTCAATCGCTTGAGCGATTCTTGGAGATGTAATTTCTGTGCGTTTCTTATTAACTACTTTATCACAATATTGGCATTCCCAACAATCAAATTTACAATTTTTAATTTTATCTCGCCACACATTGATTGGTTTTTCTGTTAAATTGCCTTCTTCAATATATTGCTCAAATCCGTCAAATAAAATTTCATCGCCTTCAACAAATCCTGCGACTATATCAAGCGTCTCGTGGAAACGTTCTATACTTTCTCTGCCATGCATTTTAAATACATCAACATAGTCAAGTAATTCTACCCAGTCTTCTCTCCAAGGAGGAAGATTAGCTGTTTTTAATGGAACTGACGGATCTTCATGATCCCATTTAGGACAACTTACACGGCTGATACTATCATTAAAATATTGCGGACGACTTGCATCTCTACTATTATTAAATTGATAATGTTCATCCATCATTGGGCAGGCGCCCAGGCAACCTTCATTTGCTAAAAGGCTGATAGCAATATCACGTCCTAGATTTTCTTTAACCCAAATTTTAGCAGTTTTTAATCTTGCAAGTGCATCACGATCACGCATTAAGTCTCGATCGATGCACACATAATCAAAGCCTGCTTTTGCATGAGCAACGAGTTCGGCAGGTGTACGTACATTTCGTAAGATCGTGTTTTTAACATACAAGTCTGGATATCGTGCTTGTATTTGCCCTGTACTCATCCAATGGATATGCGGAAGGATAACAGAACGGATGCCAGCATCGTACAATGGCTGGAAGTGTTCTAGCCATATGTCGAGATTTTTTTGAGTTGGGGCTACATCGATATTGTTGAAAGTAGCACAAAGATTAATGCCGGTCTCCCTGTGAAGGTTGAACGCGGCATCAATTACAGAGAATGCGTCTTGTTGGGAGGCAAATATGTCTCCCATAGCATCTTGATTAAACGGAGCTATTCTTGATGTAAAATATACGTCAAAGATATAATCTTTGTAATACTTGCAAAACTCTAAAAAATTAAAGTATTGCTGTTCCGTTAATTTTGGGTTGATCGGCAAGCTGAATATTTTTTGCGTCTTCGCAGATATCTGGGATTCGTTCATCTCTACTCTCTAGTAATTTATCGATAGAACTTTGTGAGCCTAACGATATATTATGTATCCCTGCTTGAACCAAGCCAGCATACTTTGTGGCTATTTGTAGAACTTCGATTTGATCAGTTTCTGGCATCATAGCAATACTATCCCAATTGCCTGATCCCACTCTGCCGTAACTGATAATATCTGTTGCGGCTTGCTTACCCATACGTGCGATCCAATACTTTCTTTCTTCTTCTGCATTTTCTGCGGCAAACCATTGTAGGTCCTCGTCAGTCTTTGCATAGAATTTTACAATTTCCATGAAAGCATTGATTTCTCTTTCTGCTTGTAACATCTTACGCTTCCAGATTGTGATATCGTAATCGTTTTTATCAATATCTACCTGAAGCATTTCTTTTGCTATTTCGTCGACTGCTTCTGCTTGATCTCGTAGCCATTTTTTACGTAGCAATTCGGCTTTACGCAAACTGGATTTGATTTCTTGATAAGCATGGTAGCGAGATTCGAGCTCCATGTATGCTTGGCGCACCTGTCGCCACGGAGTCAATTGGCTTCTTGCGACAAAGTTTTGACACTGGTATGCTGTCATGCCCATATTAGAGTGTACAGCATAGGTCATGATTTCTTTTTCGAAATCACCCATTCCGTAGCGATTTAGGAATTCTTCGTCAATCTTTACTTCAGTTACATCTGATGCTACGATATTTTCTATATCTTTAATATATGCGTTTGTTGTTTTAGAATTGGAATCCATGTGGAACCTCTGTTGTTCTTGTTAAACTGTCGGGTCCTTGGGTTAATCCCATCGCTTGGGCTTGTTTTCCGGGGATGGATAATCCAAAGTACCTTTCGTACTGGATATTTATATCCCACACATTTTGACATGCTTGGAAATCGGCTAAGATTTGTTGCTGTTGCACCAATAGATCTGCAACTTGTTTTTCGTAGGCTTTAGCTTTTTCTATGATTTTGTTCGCTAATTCAGTTTTATCACGATTGTGTGATGTTGCAAGGTAATCTAAAAAGTCAGTGTCCCCTGGTTGAGCTGAACCGCTTAACCAAAGACGAGCTTCATACTTTTGTATCTCCCAAGTTTCTTGTTCTAATCTTCCGCTAGGGGACATTGATAAGAATCTACGCTCAAATTCATCTTCAATCGTCTCTTTAGCAAATATGTACATGAAGTCTCTAACGTCTTGTACAATTTCGTCAGTCATCTCAACTTCTTTCTTGTACCCTGCACCTAAATTATCTGAAGGACTAATACCATCAGGACCAAAAGGAACATTGTCAGTATTTGGAACCCATACTTTAGCTGCCGCACGATAGTCTGCAAAGAATGTGCGACCGTTCATTGCCATTGATTCTGTAATAAACGTGATCTTTTCACGAGGCCATGTATAGCAAAGTGTATCATATAAATGCTTGCTCATTGCAACACATTTAACGTTGAATAGATCAAAAAGATCTGCGCAATACATCGCTGGATCTTGGTGTGTGCTATCAAACAGCGCAGGATCTAAAACATGATCTCCTACGATCATGTATACGGTTGCAGTATTAATAAAAGGATTTATATCATATGCTGGATCATTTGCATATAGTATCGGTGGTAACGCTTCTGCAGTCGCATTAGTTGAAGCGTCCCAGAAATCTACTGAATAATTTTGTGTCATATTAAACTCCTGGACGTCCTGAACTTGCTACTGTTGCGGCCGCGCTACTTGCACAACCTGAACTTGCACCGTAGTGCCCTTTATTACGTGTTGCCGCTGTCATACGTGTTTGTGCGTTGTTATTATAAGTTGTCTTATCGCACTTGTTATTTTGGTTACCGTCATAGTTACCAGTCATATAACCCCAATCTTGTCCGGCCATCATAACGTCTTCGCCGTATGCTGAAATTTGATTAAAGTAAGCAATAGCATTTCCGTTAGTTTCGTTAAACTGAACGCGGTTCTGCTGAGCATTGGATTGTGTACCTGTATAGTGCCAACCGTACTTAGTTGATAAGAATTTCATGAATCCGTCTGTAGTAAACTGTGTTGGAGATCCAAACCACGAATCGCTTGAATGGCTAACACCTGAAGAACCACCACCGATAGAGAACCAAGAATAATCTTGACCACCGCAACCAGAAGTTGGACCACCGCCTCGGTTATTACCGGCAACAGTATACATAATTTCTGTTGGGAAGTGCATCTTTTCTGTGCCGCTTGGTCCACCACCTGTACAATAACCATATTGATATGTTGCCGCACTCGACGCACCGTGCGCACGACGAGCAACTGACATATCCCATCCGCCTACAGTTCCGTATCCTACACCGTTAGCACCAGGTTCGTCACCTGCATAACCGAATGAGAAAGGACTAAATGTACCACCTGTTTTTGCACGATTGATACCAGTGTATAAGTTGTAGCTATCAGTGTGCGAGTTTGCTCCACCGAATCCGTTGTTAGTGCCTAATGGATATGCATTATAGTCAGAGTAGAAACCGTCCATATAGTCACCGCTGTACATCAACTGCTCACCGCAATAGTAAGTAATATCAGTCAAGTGCCATGTTTTGTTAAGAGCACGCCATGAATTACCGCCCTTATAGCCTGCAGAGCTAAAACCGTGAGTAATAATACTACGATACTTATAACCTGCTTGTGGGTTACCTGATGGGCTTCCCGGATAGGTCCAAAATGCAAGTGTACCGTCCGTAACTAGGGTAGCACCCCTAGAGTAGGGGTCATAACTCGGAAGTGGATAAATTCCCGGAATAACGTTAGTGTTACCAATATATAATGACATGTTAGTTTCCTTTGTTGCTGTTATTTATTAAGTAGCTCTGCTACTATTGCTTTTAAAGCCGCTATTTCTTGCTTTAGAGTGGCGATTTCATCTGAATGCTCGTTGTGCCCTGCGACTACCAACGGCACTAATCTATCATATTGTATGGTTAGATAGTTTTCGCCCGATTTTGATTCGTATTCTGTCGTAACATCGATGGCCGCTAGGCCTACTGCTTCGGGCTGTATTGCTTGTACTTGTGCCGCATTCAAACCAACTTGTTCTTTAGTAGATTTGTGTCCTAGGCTAATAGCAAGTTCGTTATTAACGTAGGTAAATGTGTCAAGTGTTCTTAACTTTGCACTTGCGTTTGTTATAGGAGACAGTACGGTTTTTAATCTAATATCAGATGTATTAGAATAGATATCGCCGGTTACATATAGTACACCGTTAACCTGCATCGCACCTGTTCCGTTTGTTTGGAACAAGTTATTACCTGTACGATAGATATAAATTTCTGCACCACTGTTACCACGGATATAAGATCCACCGGCATAGCTGTAGCTACCAAAGAATAAGCTACCGCCTGAAGTAATGTTGATGTCTCCGGAACCGTTAACCTGTAAGCAAACACCGTTACCAGGGGCCGCTGAGTTATTGTTTAATGTTAGACAACCTGAGGTTGCACCTGTTATAGTATGCGTTTGACCTGTTGCGCTAACTGATAATAAACCAGATCCGTTAATACTTGTAAAGTTTCCAGAATAAGCTGTAACACCAGACCCAATCGGACCTTGGAAAGTGGTAGTCGCAATGAAGTTAGTTGTCTGTAAGACACCTGTGCTTGGGTTGTAAACTAGGTGCGAACTATCAACGTTAAGTGTTGTAATAGCACCACTTACAGAGTTTGTAAATGTTGGATAATAAGAAGCATTGGTTGTAATGTTTGAAACAGTTACACCAGTTTGTGCCCAGGCTAAACCTGTACCAGTTGACGTTAATGCATAACCGCTTGTACCTGCAGATCCGCCAACGTATAAAGCACCGCGAAGAGTCAGTCCTGAAGCAATATCAACACCGCCACTGACTGCTAATGCACCAACACCTGCTGTTCCAGAAGCCGCTGTTGTCGAAGCAATAGACCAGTTGCCGGAACCGTCTGATGATAATCTAATATTACCAGCACCGTCTGAAAGAATAATAGCGTTGTTTACCGCAGTACCACCGCTGGCTCCTCCAAGTATAACAGCGTTGTTAATGTTTGCACCGATACTTGAGCCAGCACCGTATCCTACTAATGTGTTATTTGCACCACCAGTTAACGAGTTACCTGAGTTATAACCTATTAGTGTATTCTGATAGCCGCCTGCCATTTGGAAACCAGACTGGTATCCAATTGCTGTATTACTGTAGAAACCACCGTTACCTGTACCTAGCGCACGATAACCAATAGCCACGTTGTTAGTCATACCGGTGTTGTTAGCAGTATACATTGCTTGATAACCGATAGCGGTATTATTACCGCCTGTAGCAGTTTGCGCTAGAAGTGCTTGATAACCAATGGCAGTATTGCCGCCTGAGCTGGTTAAAGCGTTACCTGCGTAATAACCAATCAATGCATTGGTACCACCTGTTAACAAGTTAGCACCTGCGCCTGTACCAACAACTAGGTTGGTTGAAATATTTGACTGTCCTGTACCAACGCGAACACCACTGTGATAAGCATCGCCTGCTGTTACAATACTACCGCCTGCACTAATACCACCATAGGTAACAATAGCACCAGTACCGGTTGAAGCTATACCAGATGTGACAGTAATAGCAGTTGACTGTGGTATCGAAATACCAGTTGCACTAACTGTTAATCCGTTAAGTTGTGTTGCTAATGCACCAGATGATTGGCTGGCACTTGATACTAAAAATTGTAAGTTACCTGAGTTAAGTTGAACTTGCGCATTGTAACCAGTACCCATAACATAAGTAGTACCAGCATTATTATAGCTGTTCAATCCAAATCCTAGCGGATATGTGCTGGCTCCGACTTGTACAGCAACGCCTTGTGAGTTACCTGAGTTATAAAAATATCCAGCTACGTTAGTTGTTGTACTAACGTTAAGACCGTATGTTGATCCAGAGCCACCGATCGCCAAGTTAGCACTCAGGGCAAATGATCCACCGATGTTTAAGTTGCCAGAAATTCCTAGACCGCCTGCGACTACTAGAGAACCAGTACCTGTTGTTGTACTTTGTGTCGGTGAAGTATAAGAACCGACGTATGTCACTCCTTGATAGGGCGCAATTTGTACTTGACCTGTTGCTTGTACTAATAGACTTGGAATACCGCTGGTGTCTGTAACAGCATAAATGTTACCGGCCATGCTATCAATAACACTTTGTAACTGACCGCTCGTTCCTTCCCATGCTTGTGTACCGTTATCAAGTACACGTATATATGTAGATGCAGAGCTGGCGGCGGCACCACCAGTAAACCTTATAATTGGCTCAGTAGTACTTGAACCAATGTTTGGCGTTATTAAAATATTACGATCGGTATATGCCATCTCTTATTCCGTTATGTTCCTGTATTTATTGGTCTATTATATTCCAAAACTCGTGCGATATGCTTGGAAGACTGTTCTTACTTCTGTATCGCTTAATACTCTGCTGTAAAATAATGTAGGTCCTAACTGTCCGTTAGGAGGTCCACTATAAAATAGCTGGAAATTGCCTGCGATGCTTGCAGATCCTGCCAAACTGCCTTGATTATCTAATACACCATTATAATAAATTTTGCTTGTTCCTGTTCCGCCAGGAGATCCAGTTCCACTGAAGCTTCCTGCCCAACTATGCCATACGCCTGTTGGTACTGTAGTGTTTGAACTTAACGTTCCGCCAGTCAAATAAGATCCCCACTGCATTACGTTTCCGTTACCCATATATAAGTTTGCAGTATTTGAGCCAGACGTATAGCCAAATGTACCACCTGCTTTTGTTGTTAAGTTCATAAACTGTATTACAGTATATCCTGAACTAAGTGTTAAACTATATGAGTTATTACTACTAATAGTATATGCGGCACCTGGAGTAAAATAGTTTCCTGACCAAGCACTCGATGAACTTAGCGTAAGTGCTTGATTATCAATCTGATTATATGCGGCGGTACCTGTACCTGGGTAGCATTTAGTGTTTCGAGGGTCGGCCATAAAGACCAAGCCCGATAAAGGTATAAATGGTCCAATATTAATTGACATTATAGTTCTCCCTCTACGTCTAACTTGCCTACATCTTTACGTTCGGCCCATACTGTATAGAAACAGTTAATTTTCTTATTCATAATATTTTCATTACCGATGTAAATCTTATTATCTTTGATACGATCAACATACAGTTTCTGATGAGTTCCAATTGGTGTTATATCGACTGTAATCGAATCAGCGTCAACTAACTCTGTCCAATAGTCAGGAAGTTCAATAATTCCTGTCGAGCAACGACCGCGAACATAGACACCATTTTCCGGACCTTCTAAACTACCATATTGCAATTTCTGACC